ATAAAAGTTCTTATACTTATCAAAATCATCATAATAAGGGTTTATATTAAGATTCGTTTTTTGTGGCATTTTTTAAAATTCCAGGATAATTTTAACGTCTTCTTTTTGTCTAGAATTTCTAGTAATCTGGGGTCTATTGTCAAGATAAATTATATCCCCCGATCCTTTATTTATCTCAGGATTAGCAACTCCATTTGTAAATTGAGTTGCAAGTGAAATAATTTTTGTTCCTGATGGATTAGTAGTAATACCAGTAAATCCAATATCTATTGATCCAGAAAATCCTGCATCACTAGAAACAGCATTTGCACTAGATTCAAAACCATAGACTTTTGCTGTTGTAGAGACGCCAACATAATCTATAGTATCAAATGTTGTCTGATTTAAAAATAAACTTCTGTCTTGGGCATACTTTAATACTTTAGTATCAGCATCATAAGAAACTGCATAACCTTTTGCAGTTCCTCCAGTTACAGACTGAAAAATCTTATCACCTACATTAATATCTCCAGTTGTTGATGAAAATTTAAGAGCACCAAGAGAAGAAAATTGATTTTCACCAAATACTGCTGTCGATCCAATAGAAGTTGGATTTTTTACAATTCCAACTTGTGAAAAAACTGTTTCTGAAGGAAAGTCTCTTGTAGAATCATCAAATCTAGCATAAACTAATACTTTATCAGCACCCAGTTCCCTATAGATATCATATCCATGACCTTTTGATGGGGGGATAATCGGAATTAAATTTGCCTTTGTAGATGCACTGGCACTTATGGATCCTAAGTCAACCATTCCGTAAGTGTAACCACTTCCACCTGATGAAATTACAGTGTTAGTTATTTTTCCACCAACAACATCAACAACTACTTTAGCACCACTTCCGTCACCAATAATATTTAATTCTTGACCAACACCATTGGAATATCCGGCACCTTGGCTATGGATATAGACTTTTTTAATTTGATTTAAATTTTCGTCAGAATCTCCATTATCTCTTACTGCAGTTATTTGAGCATTTGTTGATGATGCCCAATCACTAGGTAGTGTTATATATTCAGTAGAATCAAATTTAATAATATCACTTGGAGAAACACTGAACAGATATTTCCATACATATCCATCTCCACTTACTCCAGCAGCAGATGGTTCTAAATCTGTAAATGTTGGTTCATCTAAAGATGCATTACCAGTTGTTGAAATTCCAGATGAACCATTATCAACACAAATATATACTTTATATTCACTATTGATCACATAATAATTTGCATCATATAGTCTAGAAGAACTAGTTATTGGTGATAGATTGGTTAAACTATAATCATGACGGTACATTTCATATTTTGTTCCCCTAGCCCAATCAATTCTTCTAATTAATCTTTTAACATTAGCAGAAGTAACCTTCTTACCAAACATCATATTATCACCAACAAAATTTAAATAATCAATATTATCTGTTGGATCTGGTGTATCGGTATCCCAATTCACATCCCTGCCAAATCCTGAGTCTGTTGGATTTGAAAGACCTACAAAAACATAATATGAATTGGAAGTATTAACAACGGAGTCTACAAAATTTCCTGCGTTTAATATCCTAAATTGATCGGTTACAAGTGCCGCCATATTAATAGCTTTTTTCTATATTTATACTACCCAAGATCCTTTCTCAGAGCACCAGTGTCTCTTAATCCATATCCTCTTCTTTGGATAGTTGGGAAAGTTGATAAACCAGAATCAATTGTTAATCCAGTCACACCAATAGAAATTGGTGATGTTCTGGACGCAAATCCACTTAAACGCCCCCAAGAGAACCTACCGGAAGGATTTGCAGTTGAACCAGTTGTTACTAATCCAACAACATTTGTTGTGGAAAGAATATCCGCATCAAATCTGGCATTATTGCCGCCTATTGCTGTAAAGTTTCTTACAATGTAGATGTTATCTGCAAATGTAGTTCCAACACCCACTTTAGATGAATTTGATGCATTTACTGAAGTAAGTCCAGAACCAACAACAGTATCATAAACATATATTGGATATCCATTTGATAATCCAGTAAATGAATCTGCATTTAAGAAGAATCTTAAAGCAAGTGGATGTGAACCACTTCCTGTTGTTGTAGTTATTCCAGTTATGATACCAGAAGAACCTTGAATGGTAGTTATATCTAAAATATTTTCAAAGGAAATATTCGTAGTTGGTGCAATGACTTGTGGTGGGTTAGTATAAGTATAACCAAATCCAGAATTTGTAATGTTTATTGGTGTTGTTAATGCACCATTTGTTATTGTCAACGTTGCAACAGCAGTTGTTCCGATACCAACACCAATCGATTGTGGTGCAGAGAATCTAACAGTCGCAGATGAACCAACATATCCAGATCCACCATTTACAACGGTTAATCCACTGATTGTACCAGCAATCGATACCGTAGCAGTAATAGCTGCTGCAACTGGATCAGATCCATTCACGATAATGGCATCAACATTACTAATCACAATAGAAGACTCATTTTCTTCATAATTAAAGAACTGAGCATTATCTACAAATATCTCAGTTGATGAAGCAGTTACATCACCAATAATTCTAGCAGTTGGATATACTAATGATTCAATAGAATCTCTAGTTTTATATACAAAATCTCCACCAATATACTTATCAACTTTTTGTTTAATCCAATTAAATGGTCTATATGAATTATCATTAATTCCTAAACCACTATAGATATCCGTTTCAATTTTATCAGAAGCTGCAATATTAAAAATTGTTCTGTTAGTTTGTGATTCTACATTATTAAATTTATTAATAATAACCTCATCACCTTGTTTTAATTTCTCATCTATATTAATTTGAACACTGTCAGTTCCACGTGTTCCTCTATAGAAGAATACTGATATATTATCATTTTCTGTCGGTGCTGACGTAAAAATAAATGATGTTCCACCTTCAAATTGGTAATGGACGCCAGGTTCTTGAATTACACCATTAACAAAGATTAATAGAATTGAATTAAGATCAATTTCACTTGTCGGATCTGTCTCAAAACTCAATAGTTGTCCATTATAATAAAGTGGGAAACGGGTTCTGCTTCCATCTTGCATAGAAGCAATAGAATCAATAAAGTCTAACTCACCAAATTGCCAAGCAGAGAATGAATCTGTAAATGTATCTAATACTGTTATTTCAAAGTTTGCTAACGGAGATGCTAATCCACGCGCAGTAACAAGTCCAACTGGTTTAATTACATCACCAACCCTAAATCCATATCCTGGTCTAGAAATTTCAAATGATTTAACCTCGAATAATGTTGATCCAATTCCAGTTGTAGAACTTGCACCAACATCTAAAGTAACAAGTAGTCCAATTCCTGTTTCTGTGGTAGTTCCAATTCCGAGTCTTGAAACACCAACAACTGATAGATTTTCATAAGATGGTTCTGGAATTTCAATTCTTGGAGTGACGTAACCTGTACCACCAGATACAACTGTAAAGGAAAGTGTTCCACCAGCACCAACTGTTGCAGTAATATTTGCTGCTGTACCAATATGATTAGGATCGGTGACACCGATAGAAACTATTCCACGATAACCAGATCCGACAATATCTGTTGTTCCGAGACCAACGGAAGTAATTGCTCCACCAGAAACAACTGCCGTTACGGATGCACCAACGAGAGGAGCAAATCCTAGTCCAGAAGTAGATCCAAGAGAAACAATAATACCTCCTCTTGGCAATTGATTGGTATTTACATCATAATCTGATAAAATAACCTGATTATTTGATGACGTAATTCCAGCAAATACTACACTGGAAATTCCAGAATTTTCTATTAAATTATAATTATTTCCAACATTATTAGTTGTGGATGGAGTCTGGAAAATATCATTAATAAAGAGTAAACCACTTCCAGTTTCAATTCCTGTAGTATTAATACCTTGCACAGTTAATCGATATGTTTGTCCAATACCAGTGAATGATTTTGATATACTATCATAAATTTGATTGGTTGAATAATCTTGTCTTAAGTATACCCTTCCACCAAAAGATGATCTTGTATATGGGATATTACTATTATCAACCAAATCTGCCGTATTTCCAGTTGGTGCTTCGGTAAAATGAATCTTACTCTTAACTATATTGAAAGAACCAAGATAAACTCTAGCAGTAGATCCATCGGTGTGTGTTGTTGCCTGTGTGCCAACAAAACCTCTTTCAGACTTAATTAGGTTAAATGATCCTGTTCCTGTAATTGGTCCGACTGCAGTAGTTCCTAAACCTACAGATTCAACTTTTATAAATTCATTATCAATCTTAAGAACGTCTCCAGGAAGAATGGAAGAAATACCTGTAATTGAGAAGTATGTAGATGCTGCACTAATTTGACCGTTATTGTTAGTTAAAGTATAACCAATTGGTGTATATGCCATTGGACTTTGTACGACACCATCAATAGAGATGACATATTTCTCCATCTTCTTATACATTTCAATAGTGTGTGCATTACCACCACCAAAAGAACTAAATGTCAATTCAGTTCCAGATTCTGCGTTTGATTTACTAGATGCTAATTGGAATTGATCATTATTGAGTTTGATAGCATAAACTTCGGTTGAAAGACCAACTGCACCAACTTGAATTGAGGTTCCTGCAATTCCAGTAAACGTTGATCCAGGTTCATAAACAAGTCTTTCACCAGTATTGAAGAAATGATTTTCTATTGTGAATATGCCAGTAGTTAAGTTTAAAACTGCAGAGTCTGAAGGATCAAAAGTTTTTGCAAAGATTGGAGTTCCAGAATAATTTAAATCAAAAACAGTTTTATTTACTCTATTTCCATTAATTGAATTATAGAGAGACGAAACTAAACTTTCAGTTACTGAACCGTAAGTTAAATCTTGTGGAATATTTAACGAATCTATTTCAGTTTGTATAATTTCACTATAAACTTGTACAGATACCTTATCTAAAATTTGAGAATCTGGGTAAAACTTCAATAAAAGATTTGACCCATTATATTCGGATCCAAATGTTCCAATACCAGTTGTACTTCCGATTGAAAGGAAAGGATATTGCATAGTATAAACATCAACATCATCGTGCATCACTAAAATTTGGTGTAAAGATGAAGTATTTCCATATCCAACCTTTGCTACAGATTTTATAGTTGTAACATCAGATTTACTTACACTAATAACAGTAGATATACCTGAAGAAATTGTATAATTACTTTGTAGTCTTGCTGACTGTTCTGTTCCATCAGGTTGACCAGATGCTTTAAATCTATATGTTCCTAACCCAACAGCAGTTGTTCCAAATCCAACTATTTTAGATCTTACTAAAATAGAATTAGGCTCTGTATTTTCAAATGAAAGAGAAAGAACCCCAGAACTTATATTTGCTCTAAAAGTTCCAATGAAATTATCAGAAAATTCACTACTTGCGTCATTATCAAAGTAATATTCTGAAATGAAGGTGTCGGTATTATTATGATCAACATATAATTCAACGTAAGTTCTAGCATCCGTAGTTGAATTAATAACTTCAATATTAGCAAATAATGCCTCAGTAAGAGAGCTGTCAGTTGCAATAATAGTTGCTGTAGATCCTACACCAACGTTTACATTAGATCCACTTAAGTTAACAAATCCAACAGATTGTGTATTAATTCCTGTCAGAGTAGAAGAAAAATTATCTTTTAGAACTTTGATATCGTAATCATAGTTGTATGGGTCAGTTGGAGTAAATCTTAATGATAATCCATTAACATCAGACAGATTGCCAGAAATATCTGCTATCTTAGAATCATCATTGTAAATTGATCCTTTTTCGAAAGTAATTATTTCATCGGAAACTGAAGGAAGAGTTATTATCTCTGTTACTTGTCTTTGGTTATCATTTGGATTTAATATTTGTACTAAAAATCTTTGGTATCCATCGGCAACATCATATTTCACTAGATCTTTATATAAGTCTGATGTTTCACTATCAGAAAACTCTAGGTTAATGTTGTCAATCGTTAAGACACGATTTGATACACAATTAATATAATCCGATAATTTTTTATTTTTTAACTTGATAAACTTAGATTTATTTGCCGTAACATCTATATCAATTCCAAAGTCAAAGTTGTTAATAGTGTCCACTCTATTTTCACTGATAATATCAACTAATGCTACGCTAGTTGAAGCAGTAGTTGCAACAGATACTGAAGAAGTGCTAGTAATTCCAGTGTCTGCAAAGTTTTTCAGACCAGAAGTATGTAAAAGTCTATTAACTGGATTTACAAGATCTTCATATTGTATTGGGCTCTTTACTGTATATGAAAGGTTTTGATAGTAATCATTATCTGGTAAGACTTGATAGTCTTCATTTAATTTTCCAGTTTCAGTTGCCCATCCATAATCTCTTCTCAATGAATAATCAATCTTAAATATAGCTCTATTTTCTTCAGTAGATTTAATTGTCGCAACAGTTCCAGAATCTCTACCTAAAATAATATCACCATCTTTTAATTCATAAGTTCCATAAACTTTAATTAAATCATTAAGATTTTCCGTGACTATCAAATCTATATGAACATAAGAATTTCCATCTAAAATATAAAGTTGTTCATTGATATTGAAACCTAATGGTGTTTGGATAACATCAAAGATGGGGTAATTTGCTTCTCTGACAATTGTGGCAAATGAATTTTGATTTGTTACTGCAATACCGGCATTTGATGTGTATGGAGAAATATTAAATTCTACTTCTGCTGGATTAGTATTCCTATAAGCAGTTACTTCAAAGAAATTATAGTCATAATCAGAGGAATTAAATCCTGTTCCTGTTGTTCCTAATTTCTGAATTCCTTCTACAAATACTCTATCTCCTATGAGGAAGGCATCCGTAGAAAAACCAAGAATGGGCGTTGATAATATACAGGTAATAATACCAGCAGGAGATGAAATGCAACTATTAATTCCAACACCATTACTATTGTTGATTGTATAAATTTTATTTTTTAATTCCGATAATCCTTTTGGAGATTGCGTAATCTCAACAGAAGAAATTGATGATCCCTGAATAGATGCACTTAAGAGTCCAGTATCGTAGGATTCTCCCGTTTCGGGATTTACAATTACTAAATCTGGGGAAGATATATATCCAGAACCACCAGATATAACATTAATATCTGTTATTGTATTTCTATTAATAATAGTAATATTGGGAGAAACATATACCTCAGGACTCAGAGTTTTGTCTGCTGAAAAATCAAATCCAGGATCATTAATTGTAACTTGATTAATTCTTCCAATGTCATCTGATATTGGAAGAATATCAGCATTGGTTCCATCCGAAGCAATACTAACAAATTTTGGAAGTTTTTTATAATTTGAACCTGCAGATGTAATTCTTAAAGAATTAACTCCCCCCTTAGCACTCAAAGATGATGTTGAATACTTTAAAGTAGATGTATTATTCTGGTTATAATTAAATGATTCTGGAGCAGAATTAAGTGATAATTGGAAAGTAGTAGATCCTATACCAGATATTGTATATGATCCATTATAAACACTGTCAACAAATATTATTTCAGAGTTATTTTTAACTTCTTTATCAGATGTTCCTATGAAACCAGATTTTTCTAATGTGTAATACAATTTTGAAGGTAAATCATTTGTATATCTTAAAGTTGTAGTTGCAGTGCTTGCAATTCCAACCGTTCCAATACTAATTACACTAAAAGTATCTGTTGTTCCAATTGAAACTAATTCATTGTTAAAGTTTTCGTCGTAATAGATTTTAAAGTTATATCCACTTAGAGAGGAATCTGAAACATTAAAGACAAGATCGTTATCTTTTACAACTTTAATCTGTGGATTGATTGGTGATATTTCTTGTTGAGATCCTCCAGTTGATCCAAAACTTACAACTGATGGTGGAGATGATACGGAATCATAATAAGTATTGGTTAGATTAAATCTATTATCATCAATTCTATACACATAATATGATCCAGTTTCTAATCCTGAAACGATTAAATCGCTGGCATTGTAGAATACTTTATCTCCTGTTTCAAATCCGTGTGAAGTAATTTCTATTTCATTTAGAGCAGTATTTACTGCAGTTGATCCAAATCCAATAGGATTGACTAATATCTTATCATTGTTGGAATCATATTTAACTCTAATAGATCCTGAAGTACCAACACCTACAGACTGATCAGAGTTTAAAGTTAATTTAATAGTATCTCCATTAGATAATCCGTGATCAGTAGATACTGAAATTGTAGATTTTATTTTTTGAACCTTAGCAGTTGCTTGCGTAAAGTTAGACTCAACAGAATACTTATAGTCTGTACTATCACCATTAGAAATAAATCCTCTAAAATATAGACCATTAGTATTTGTCGTCAATCCAACCTGAGTGCAAAGACCAATATAATCTTTAGATTTATTAATTACATATAAAGTTTGAGAACTTCCACTTGAAGGAAGATTAAATGTAGCACTAGTTGAAGTATTGGAAACTGAAATTGGTTGAGATCCAGATATTCTTCTAAAAATTACTTCTTGATTTGTTTTAAATGGATGATCTGGTAAGTAAATGCTTTGAGTAGGAATTGAAATTGTATTCGAGTATTCTCCGATTGGATAAATTCTAGAAACAGTTCCCCCAGTTGTAGTTCCAATTCCAACAGATAATTCTGGATTAAAGTAAACAACATCGTCAAGTTTAGAATCAAAGAATGAAGTCTTTAGAGGAATTGTAAATCTTCCAGTTACTGTAGTAACTTCTGTAGAAGAAGTGTGACCAGCACCAGATAATCCTCTCTCTACTCTCAGTACCTTATTTTGTGGGAAAATATTAAGAACTGACATTCTCTCAGTTCCAATTGCTACTGTAGATCCAATTGAAAGATTAGTAGGAATTGTCGAAACATAGATATCAGTTACAAATCCTACATTAGCATTATTAGAAACTGATTGTATTAAATATGTTCTCTCTGAAGAAACACCAATAATATGAGAATCAGTTAAACCTTTAATAAATGTTGAAACTCCAGAAATTGCAACGCTATCTTTATTCAGTAATGTGTGATATGGTGAAATATAAAAAGAAATCTGTTCTGGATTATCTCTAATAATTGAGGCAGATTGGTAAGTTTCTATGCTTGTAGTAATATCTACGATTTCTTTTCCTGTAACAGAATCTACGTAGGCACTCAAACCTCCACCATTTGTATCAGTATTGTCAAATTGTACTACATCACCAACACTATAACCCTCCCCTTCTTCATTAATAATAAATCCTTTAATCGAACCCTTAGTTATGGAATCAATTGTTGCACTTTGCATTAAAATTTCATATGGTTCAGAAATAAAATCATTATTAGCATACAATTCTGCAGAATTATATGGGAACGTATTTCTCACAAGATCGGAACTATTAAAGTCAAAATCTTGATTTAGATCTTGAACTACAGGTAAAGATCTATATGAATCACCAATAAAATAAGGAAAACTAGCAACTAAAGTATTAGTTGCAATGTCAGTTTTAATTCCAGCATAGTAAGCATAGACACCATTTGGAAAATCTGGTGTAATTCCATATCTACCATTATATTGATCTAAATCTCCAGAATTATTAAATTTATAATCCTCGACAAAAAATCCTGCTGGGAATCCTGATGGTCTATCAACCACATCAGATGTTGAAAGAATATATCCAGACTCTAAGAATTTTAAGGATGAATTAATGTCCGATGGATTTGTATATGCATAAGGACCATATATTGGATTACCATCATATGCCCAACCAATAATTGGTGAGTGTTGCTGTCCACTATCACTAAATGTGGATTGACCAATTTGGGTAGAATATCCAACAATTCCATACTCTACACCATTTTCACCTTGAGTTAGAATTTCATTACCAAATCTGTACTGATTATTTACTGAAAGATGTCTTATAGAAGCTTCTATAAATGCATTGGATCCTACAGATTCAACTTTAATCGAAGTAGTATCTGCACTATACCCAATTCCAGGATTTACAACTATGACAGATGCAATTTTTTCATTTGAAACTATTGCTCTTAATTTTGCACCAATACCTTCACCATTGACTATTAAATCTGGTGCTGTCGAATATTCGCTACCACCATTGGTAACTTGAACACTTACAACTCTTCCATTTGAAACCAAAGGTTTTAATTCTGCATCTTTTCCAACACTTACAGTTACTTTTGGTTTTTTGTGGAAATTTAATATAGTTGATCCATATCCAGTTCCAGATTCATAGAGATATAAATCTACAATTTTTCCTCTAACAATTGGTGTTGCTGTTATAATTCCACTAACACCATCATATTCTGCATTGATTGTTAGAGAAATTTCTGGATAAGCAAAACTATGCTGCCCAGATCCTGTAGAATCTATATTAGTATATTTTCTCTTAATATAATTTTCTGTGATTGTTCCTGCTACACCAGCATTGGCAAGTCTAAACTTATCTTTATTTTCTCTTAAAACAGAATAACTTAATGATGTTGAAAGACCAGATATGATAGTTCCATTTGTTGAGTATGTAATAATGTCACCATCTGCAAATCCATGATCATCAAAATTAATTGAGTTATCAACTATAGAAATATTTTCAGGTTTAACAATTAACTTTCTATTAGTAAAACCACTTCCAGGATTGATGACCTTTATAGATTTTAAAGTTTTCTTACCTTCATATGTTTTAAACTTATGAATACCTTGAGTAACTGAAGATGTAAAACCTACAGTATTGATTCCACTGTTATAATTTGAGAGAGTTTCATAAAGTTTAATTGAATTATTATTAACAACTTCAACATAGTAAACAGATCCACTACTTAATGTTCCAAGTTGATTAATATTACTTTGACCAAATGATCCTATACCAATTGGATTATTACCATTTCTATTATAAACAACTGGTTGACCATCTACAAAATTATGATTTGTTGTGAATGTAATGGTTTCATTAGTGATGTCAATTCCTCCACCCCCAGTTGATTCTCTAGAATCAAATTCAACTTCTCTGTATCTTGTTTCTAAAACTGGTTCTAAAATAGCACCTTTACCATTTCCTCCAGATATAGTAACAGAAAATACATCTTTTAAATCAAAATCTTGAGGATCTACTATGAT